CAACAATCAGGCTCAATCGTTACAGGTCGTGGCGTACAAGCACTGATGGGCGGATTTGATACACAAGTTAAAACTGCACAAGCAGTTCTAGCAGAGGCTTTCCGTCACGTAATGCGTATTGCATTTATGATTGATGAAAAAGTATTTGGTGATATTGAAAAGGAAGTACGTGGCGTAAATGCTGGCGCTCCTTATGAGATCACATACAAACCAAAGGAAGCCATCCAAGGCGACTACTGGTGTGATGTTACCTATGGCTTAATGGCAGGATTAGATCCAAACAGAGCATTAGTGTTTGGTCTTCAGGCTCGTGGAGATAAGTTAATCTCTCGTGACTTCCTACGTCGCCAGATGCCTTGGGAAATTAACGTTACGATGGAAGAAGAAAAGATTGAAATTGAACAACTGCGTGACTCTTTAATTCAAGCAGTTTCTGGTTATGCTCAAGCGCTACCTGCTATGGCAGCGCAAGGACAAGATCCTTCACAAATTCTTACCGCTATGGCTGCAGTAATTGATGGTCGTCAAAAAGGTAAATCTATTGAAGAAGTTGTGCAGGAAGCATTTGCTCCTAAACCACAACCTGAAGTTTCTCCAGAAGCGCAGAGTACCGCTGGTGAGGCTGTCGCCCCAGGTCAGGCCCCTTCTGGAGAACCTAATCTTCCACAAGGTTTACAACCATCTGGTCGTTTATCAGGTGTAGCACCTGGACAACAAGGTATGGCTCCTGGTGGTCGCCCCGCATTACAAACATTACTAGCAGGACTTAGTTCTTCTGGGCAGGCCAACTTAAGTGCTGGCGTGCTTAGACGTCAACCAGTTTGATATCACTGGTTAACAAAACAAAAAACCTATAGGAGAAAATAAATGAAATCATCAATGACTACAAAGGCGCCAAAGCCTGCTAATCAAGGCGGACACTCTGGCGTAAATGTACAACCTGCAAAGATCCAAGCGAAGGCTGGAGCAAAGCAACCAGGTTCAGCAACAATGAACTTCTCAAAGCAACCATCAGGAACTCGTGGTTCCAATAAGGGTGCTAAGTAATTAAATGCACGATCACGACCATAGCGAGGAAGAAATCCCGCTAAGGGTAACCTACTGGGATATCCTCGCTTTGGTTGCAAGTTTATTTTTAAATTTATTTTTAGCAGTAACAAATTTTTTTAGCGGATTAACTAATATGTTAATCGCACAAGCAGATTTCGTGGATGAGAAATTATCTTTCCACGAGTATGCAGCCCGAACCATTGAGAAATTAAGAAAAGGTGAGTGATTATGGCAGAACAAGGTGGTTACAGATTACCAAGTAAACCTGCTATGCAATCAGGCCCAGGCTCTTTGAGCCAACGAACCGATGGCGGTCCAGCATCAAAGCAAGCAGCAAGATATATAGCAGGTGGAAACTATGGAGATGGTCAAGAGTTAATGGATATTCAGACCTCTGCTCCTTTAGCAGCAACTCCTGATGTCAAAGCAGCAGCACCTTCTCAGGTAGCACAAGCGGCTATGAAACCAGAGATGCCACAAGTTACTCCTTTAAACGCACCATCTGCTCGCCCTTATGAGCCAGTAACTACTGGTATAGATATTGGCGCAGGTGCAGGATCTGAAGTACTACCTACTCAGGCGCAAGTTCAAGGTCAATATCAAAATGCCTATGAGATGTTTAATCAATTAGCATCTAATCCAAACGCATCACCGACAATGAAATACTTAGCGCAAAGAGTAGGGCAGGTATTCTAATTTGGCGGGAAATGAAATTAATTGGGGTAATTGGGTAACACCTGATTTAGCCCGTAACCCAGGCTTAGCCTCGGATGTAATGAAATCAAGTAATCCAGCGGATACTTCAACTTTGGTATCACATACTGTTCGTGGTGTCGCCGTACAGGATGCAATTAACGATCACGCAGATACTAATGCAACACAAACTTTTTGGTCACGTTTAGGTAATAACACGGTAACTGGACTTGAATGGCTAGGAAAGCCACTTAAAGAAGTTCAAAAAGATTATAAATTTGTTCACGCTGTTTATACAGATCACGGTTTTATGCCTGGATTTGTGGCAACACTTGGTGTTATTGCAGGTGGTGTAGCAGGTGCTGCAGTGGCAGGACCACTTGGTGCAGCAGTAGGAGCAGACATATCAGGATCCCTTCTTCGTAAAACAATGGGTAAGACATATGTTGACTCATATGCTAAAAGCGAAGATGATAATTATAAGGTTTCAGCAGGTAGAGATTTTTCAAATGCCCTTGCTACAGCGGCAGAAAAACTAGGCGCAGATGGCGCAGCAAAAGCATTTCGTTCAACAGATAAAGGTTTATCAACGTCAGGCTCTGCATTATCTGCAGGCGTAGATTTAGCAGCAGATGTTATATTTGATCCACTTAGCATTGTTGGTCGCTTTGGTCAATTAATGCGTGGCGGTAAGTTACTAGCCTTAGATAAGGCTGGCGAACTTCAATTAAAATATCCTTCTATGTCTGTCATTCCAGGCGTTAAAAACTTTTTAACATCTCAAAGCAGAGTAGCATTAACTGCAGATCAAATTGATGCCGTTCGTGCTGGTCAAGGTGTCTTTAGTTCAACTGCCCGCAACTACAATGCAGCAATTGAAGATATTGCTAAATCAACTGCTGGTGAAATTGCAGTTAAATACCCAACATTAGGTACTGCTGCTGCTGGTCGCCTTGGCACAATTGATACTGCAGATGAAGTACACCAATTTTTAAAAACACAACTTTACTTTGGCGAACTGAATGGAACACTTGCTGGACAAGCAATGCTTCCTCAACGCACATTACTTCGTGCTAAGTTCACTGAACCATTACAAGATACTTTAAAGGTTAATAAAGCAACCTCTGGTGTATATAAAACATTTAGTGGATATATGCCATATAGCGTAGATCCAGCAACTACAAAATTATCTTTAACTAAATTTAGATGGAACGCACCAGATGCAGCAACAGTTATATATCGCATTGCTCGTTTTGGTATGGGAGATCAAGCAGCCAAAGAAATGGCTGGTCGTTATGCAGAAGCAGTAGTAACTGAAAATCTTGCTCTTGCTCGTGCTATCAAAAATCAAACTTACTTTGAATCTTTAAAGGCTGCAGGGTTGCCAGACGATAATCAATTTGTAATTAAAGCATTTGAAGAAATAAATAAAGTTAGTGAACCACTAACTGGTACACAAATTTATGCAACAGATCCATTAGGCAATCCTTTAGGTCAATATTTATCAAAAAATGGCTTAAGAAATGGTGGTTTAGTATCACACCACGCATCAGATATTTTTGACATTCCTAATTTCTTAGAAGTTCGTAAGGCTCTAAAAGAATACGGACAACTTAAAAAGGTTTATAATGCTGCAAATGAATTTACATTTGGTGGAGCACAAAAAGTTCTATATGGCAAAAATGATGAATTTTTATTAACAAGATATACAAATAAAATTTTTAAGCCTTTGGCTTTGGCTACTGCAGGTTTTGGTTTGCGCGTTGCTGCTGCAGAGTTAATTCCTACATTTGCTCGCTTTGGTATTATCAATACATTTAAAGCAAAATTAGCAATTTCTGCCGCAAAAGCGAATTATGATTTATCATCAAACGAAGCAAAACATATATTTCCTGCTGCTATGTCAGCACTTGGAATACATATGGGTATTGCGCCTGATGTTTTGCAAGAGGGTTTTCCAGCATTTAAATTAGCAAAAGCGAAGGGTCTTAACTTTGCTGCAAAGATGGTTCCAGCAGATCAAATGGAACTTGCTACTCGTTTAATATTAACAAATGATGGTCATATTATTTCAGAGGCTGTTGCCCCTGGACACGGATATGATACTTCAACTGCTTATCAATCAGCACAATCTGCTCATTACTATTATCAAATTCAAAAAAATAGTGCTATGTTTAGAGATCTACCAGAGTATACAACTTACTCTCCATCTGATACTCATTATGTACCACGATTAACAACTACTTTAAATACTGCTTCTAGAGAAGCAGCACATAAAAATATTACTCAAGATTTGTTAAATAATTTTTCAGGCAATAAACTTCAAATAGAAGATGATATTACTAAGTTTAAAGCACACGAAGATTATAAAAAATTACGTGAGCAATTAATTAAAAGTGAATATGACCGTATGGTTAAAACAACTACTGGTCAATATAAGCCATATAAAGATGAGATGACAACTCTTACTCGTTGGCGAGATGGCGATTTATATGACTTTGCAGCAGATAGAGTTGATGCAACTCTTGGTATGATAATTGGTAAAGATGGAACATTCCATAAAAACTTTGCTGAGAACATAGCCGCTGGTCGCAAGACAGACCTTAACGAAGTTGTAAAAATGAATGAAACTATGCAAAAGTCTATGCCTGCTGCAGTGTCTGGACCAATGATGCAACCGTATATTCCTACTACAACTAAACTTGAAAGTATAGTAAATTTAGGATTCAAAAAAGTTATGGATCCAATTGTTACTGTTTTGGCTCGTGAACATTTATATCTAATACACGTAGCAGATGCTTACCAACAGTTCTTACCTAGACTTGCTGCTGGTCAAATGACAGAAGACCAAGCATTACGTTTTGCTCAAAGCAAAGCATCTTTGGCTATGTTACCTCAGATCCATAATACAGCATTGCGTAATCAATTTGCTCAAATAGCAGCAAACTTTCTACCGTTTTACTTTGCTCAAGAGCAGGCATTAAAGCGTGCCTTTAATACTCTTAAAGATACTAGCGTATTATCGCCTGCGTTCTCACGAGGACTTCGCTTTTATCAATTAGCAGAACACGGATTATCCGATCCTGCATTTATGCAGACAGATGATAACGGTAATAAGTATATTTATTTGCCAGGCGTAGGTGCATTTGGTGAAGCAGTACAAAATGCTTTAGCATCTTATGGATTTCCAATGGTAAGTGGATTGCCTATATCTGCAAAAGGAAGTATGACTTCCTTAAAGAGTGTGTTGCCAGAACTTCAAACTCCTGGTGTATCTCCTATTCTTGCAGTTTCAGGTAATATAATTTCAGATATATTCCCATCGGCAGATCCTATAGTTAAAGGAACTATTGGCGATATATCATTTAAGCGTGGCTTCTTGGATACATTAATCCCAGCGGCTTGGGCTAAATCTGTTTATTCTGCACTAACTCCAGATGAGCAAAATAAACAATTAGCAAATGCAATTGCATCTGCATTAGCCGCTGCTTATTATCACGGTCAAGTTCCAGGTCAAGATTCAAACCCAACACAACGTCAAGAATTTATTGACCGCATTAAAATGAATGCTCGTTCTATTCTTTTAATTAAGGCTATGGTCGGACTAACCTCTCCACTAGCCCCACAAATTGCTCAAGAAGATGTTGGTTTAAGAGATGAGTTCTGGAAACTTGTTAAGCAAAAGGGTAATTACTCAGATGCTATGTTAGAGTTCCTTGGAACTCACGGTACTTCAGCAGTATCTTATACAGTATCAAGAACAGAACCAAATGTTATTGGTGCTAAATATCCTTATGTTAAATCAACTATTGATTTTATCAATAATAACAATGATAAGTTTTTTGGTAAAGATGCTCCTTCAACTGGTTACTTCTTCTTAATACCACAAGATAATTCAGGTGTTAAATCAGACCGTGCTGTATTTAATGAACTAGTAGGTATGCACCTACGTTCACAACGTACACCTGCTGAATTATTAAAGCAGTTTTATATTGCTGAAGGTAATCAAATTATTGCAGCAGATAAGAAAGTTCACGTAGATACTATTGCGGCAGCAAAGGTTAATTACGACACATACTCTCAAAAGCAAGAGAATGATCGCTGGTCTGCTGTAATGGAGAAGATGAAGAATCTACACCCAATCTGGTATGCAGACTATATGGGTGGTGGCGAAGGCGCAGTAAATGCTCAAGTTGCTTATAAGCAATTACAACAAATCTTTGCAGACCCAGCAACTGCTCCTAAACACGAGCAGGCCAAATTAGTTAAAAACTTAATGAACGATTATCAAACACATAGCGAGATAATGAACTCATACAAGTTGGCTGGACTACAAGGTGCAGCATTAACATCTGAAAAGCAAAACTGGCAAAATCATTTATTAACAGTAGAACAACAAGACCCACGCCTATCGGCTGTAATCAATGGCGTATTTATGAAGTTGGAGTAAAATGGCAGACCAAGCATCTAGCGCATTAAATTACCCTCAGTCGGTTAATAACCCAAAGGGATATGTAACTCCAAATACTCTTGTAGTTCCTCAAGACTCAGGTACTACATCTGTTGCTGGTTCATACGGATCTGGCGCTAGTGGCGCCTTTGGTTCAACTATTGTTGACCCTGCTACTGGTATGACACAAAATGCTGCAGGAACTATTCCATTAAAAGTTAACGGCAAGATAGTACCTACAACTATATCAACTATGGTTGGTAAGTTATCTGATCCAACACTACTTGGTCAAATCAGAAAACAACTTATTGGTGCTGGTGTAATTACAAAAGGAACCAAAGATCCTACAGCAATTAAAAATAAATATATTTCTATTCTTCTTGGATCATCCCAAACCCAGATGGACCCAAATGATTATCTTGCTAAATTAAAAGCCTCTGGCTTTGGACAAGATACTGTTGCAGGTACTGGAGATATGTCTTATGTAAAAACATATACTGGTTCAACTGGAGATGCTTTATTCCGTAAGGCTTTCCAAGATGTATTTGATCGCCTGCCAACTGCTGCAGATTACACATCACCAATTGTTGATAGTAATGGTAAGCAAGTTAACTGGGTTGATGCTCTTAATGCTGAGGCACAAAAGAAGGAAAATCGCACTACCGTAAAGCGTAGCGCTGATGGAACATTAACTACAACTAACGATCCTTTTAATGCAGCCACTTGGTTAACAAATCAATTGATGTCTAATTACACAAAAGGTATTGAAGCAGGTACTGCCGCAGCACCACAAAAATTAGTAGATCAATATGCTCAATTGGCTCAAGAGTATGGCATCCCAGTTTATGATTCAACTACTAAAAAACTTTATATGAATGCTGCTAAAGATGTTGCCGCTTTAGAGGCAGGAACTAAAACCTTAGAAGATGTTGCAAATCTTTGGAAAGGTAATGTCAAGGCTCAGTACTCTCACTTAGCACCAGCAGTTGACTCAGGCTTATCACTTCGTCAGATTGCAGATCCAGGAATTAAGTTAGTTGCAAAATTAACTGGCAAGAACGAAAACCTAATTGATCTTAATAATCCATATGTTCAAACTTATTTAAAAGGTGATGGTAAATCTACTCTTGCTGAAAACGTATTAAGGTCAAAGATTATTTCAGATCCTACATCTGGATATGACAAGACGCCAGATGCTTATGCTTTAACTGACGGATTAACAACAGATATTCTTAAACGATTTGGACGGATGGCATAATGGCAAATCCAACAGTAACCGTTAAAAAAGGTGATACCCTTTCAGCAATTGCTAAGGCTAACAACACAACCGTTAAAGCAATTCAAGCAGCCAATCCTGCAATTACAAATGTAAATTTAATTAAACCTGGACAAGTATTTACCATTCCAGGAGTTAAAGGTCCAGAAACACCAATAGGTCCTACAGGTGGTGGCACAGGCGGAACTAGTACGGGTGGTACGGGAACTGGTGGGGTTCAAAAACCACCAACTAGAACACCTCAATATGACGCCACAGGAAAAGTAATAGGTTATATTGTAACTACTTACAATACTGATGGCGCTGCAAATCCATCCACTTTTGAACCATTAACAGCACTCCCTGAAACAAAAGATACAACTGCAACTCAAGGTGCATTTGATAAGTTTAAAGCAACATTAGTAGCAGAAGGTCTTGGAGACCTTGCCGATGATTTAACATCTTTAATTAAATCTGAAAATGCTCCAACCACTTCAGAAGGTTACTACTTAGCATTAACTCAAACACCAACATATCAAAAGCGTTTTGGTGAGACTAATACGGCCAGAATTAAAAATGGATTACAACCTCTTTCAGAGGGTGAGATTATGAAACTAGAATCTGGCTATAAGCAGATTATGCAATCATATGGATTGCCAGCAGGATTCTACGATAGTCCAGAAGATTACAAGACTTTTATTACTAATGACTTATCTGCATCTGAATTAGCAGATAGAGTTCAAGCAGCACAATCTGCAGTTCAATTAACTGATCCAACCCTACGTCAACAATTAAAAGATTATTACGGATTAGATACAGCAGCCACAACTGCATACTTGCTTGATCCTACAAAGGGTGAGCAAATTCTTAACCAATTAGCAAGTAAAAATACTGCTGCTCTTGCAGCGGCTACTGCTGGTTACGATGTTGGTGCTGCACAGGTTGCACAACAACTAGGCGCTGGTGAACTTTCATATGCTAAGCAAGCACAAGCATTTGAACAATCTAAAAACCTAGCGCAAGAAACAGGAACTTTAGCAAATATTTATGGCGGTAAATACAACACTGCACAAGGATTACAAGAAGCCTTTGGTGGTGCTGGTGCATCTGCCGCCGCAGCAGAGCGTCAAAGATTATCTGGATTAGAAACATCAGCATTTAGCGGTTCTGCTGGTGCAAGCAAGGGCAGCCTTGGTGTAGAGGAAACAGGAATCCTCTAACAAATAGATTCCATTTAGACCGACCAGTGTCTAGATGTGTACCTAAAAACTGGTAGTAGAAGCCAATACCTATTCCCCTGTAGGACGTTGAGGTCTGCGACTAACAAACACGAAAGGGAGTGCCAAATGGCAAACCAATATGATGATGAAGACGATCTAGACCTAGAACCAACCCAAGAGGTTGATGCTAATGGTCCTGCTAACTTACGCAAAGCGTTAAAGCGAGCAGAGAAAGAAAAGAAAGAACTTGCTGAGCAATTAGCAAACATTCAATCTGATCTACGCAATCGTTCTCTTAAAGAAGTATTGGCCTCAAAAGGAGTGCCTGACAAGATCGCTAAGTTTATACCTAGCGACGTCACTGCTCCAGAGCAGATTGACGCTTGGTTAAACGAACACAGTGATGTGTTTGGTTTTACTAAGTCTGAAGATGCTCCAGCCGATGAAGCGAAACAAGAATCAAAAGCAAACTATCAACGTATCAATGCTGCTACGCAAAATGCAAACACTCCTGTAAGGGATGCTGATTTGCTTGCGAAAGTATCTGGTACTGCTTCTAAAGAAGAACTAGATATGTTGGTCTTTGGTCAAACTTTAAATCGTCGTCGGTAGTAATTAACCCATCCAAGCACAACAACACCCCAAGAAAGAGGTGAACAAATGGCCAACGCATATACCGATACCAGTGGCGGGTCCCTAGGTACTTCCCTAGTACAGACCGCTTATGATCGTTATGTTGAGTTCGCACTTCGTGCTGTTCCTCTTATCCGTGATGTCGCAGATAAGCGCCCAGTACAACAAGCAATGCCAGGATCTTCAGTAGCATTCCAAATCTACACAGATCTATCACAAGCAACAACACCACTTACAGAAACAACTGATCCAGATGCAGTAGCACTTGGAAACACAACAACAGTTTCTGTAACACTTAACGAATACGGTAACGCTTCTCTTGCAACTCGCAAGTTAGAATTGTTCTCATTGTCTGACGTTGATCCAGCAATTGCTGACATCATCGCTTTCAATATGGCTGACTCTCTAGACTCAGTTGCATTACGTCAATTGAACTTCGGTACAAACGTAATTGCAGAAACTGGCGCAACAGGTTCAGCAATCAGCACATACGCTGGTTCATACACAAACGGAACTACACAAACCTCTATCGGTTCAGGTTCTGTTATTAAGTCTCGTGATATCCGTTTAGCAGTAGCGAAACTACGTGCTAACAAGGTAGTTCCTCGCCAAGGCGAGTACTACTGGTGTGGTATCCACCCAGAAGTTTCACACGATCTTCGTGCTGAGACTGGCTCAGGCGGATGGCGTGACGATCATAAGTACTCAGAGACTGGTTCAGCAGAGTTCTGGCCAGGAACTATCGGTACTTACGAAGGCGCAATGTTCGTAGAGTCACCACGTTTATTCAACACAACTGACGGTTCAGGCTCAACAGGTACCACAGGTACCTTTGGTGCTGCAAACTACGTTTACTCAACAGGTGGAGTTCGTGTATTCCGTACTCTAGTTGCTGGTAAGCAAGCACTTGCTGAAGCAGTTGCTGAAGAACCACACGTAATCTTCGGTCCAATCGTTGACAAGTTAATGCGTTTCCGTCCAATCGGATGGTACGGCGTACTTGGCTTCGCTCGTTACCGTGAGGCTGCATTGGTTCGCATAGAGTCATCATCTTCAATCAACGCTTCCTGATCCTAGGTAAGTAACCGAAAGGCCCCGCTTTAGGGCGGGGTCTTTCACTAACGAAAGGTAAATTGTGGCGTATCTATTAAGAACCCCAACGGTTAATGAAGGACCTGCTGGTTTTGGTAAATTGTTCTATCGCTACAAAATTGCAAGAAACGACAGCCTTCTAGTTAATGGAACTGCGGTAACACGACTACGCACACCATCAGTTGAGCAAACACAGACAGCAACATACGCCTATGTAGGCGGACACGAATATTATTTAACACAAGTAGAGTATGACATTTTAGTTAACGCTGGTTACGGCGCTTACATAACAACCGTCTAGGAGTAATATGCCAAATCCAGGTAGATACAATATAACCGTTTACAAAGGCACAACATTTACCCTATCTCCAGTATGGAAAATTGGTGGGTATGTTGTTAACCTAACTGGTTATAGTGCAAAGATGCAGGTTAGAGCAGCAACTGACGCCTCAGTCTTGGTTGAATTATCTACTGCCAATGGCAAAATTGTAATTGATGCAGGCTTAGGTAAGTTGACCCTTACCCTTACTGCAGCACAGACAGCAGCACTTACCTCTGGTAAGTATTTCTACGATCTAAATTTAACAGCGCCAGATGCTACAGTTACAAAAATTCTTGAAGGAGTATTCTTAATTAACGAATCGGTAACTCAATAATGGCCATTACACCTGAGAGTATTGCAACGGTTGAGATTCCAATTGCCACTAATGTTTACGATATTGGTAGCGAACAATATTTAATCCTTGAAGTTGGCCCACAAGGCCCACAAGGAGTAACAGGACCTCAAGGTCTTACTGGTGCTACTGGATCAAGCATTACTGGCGCTACTGGTGCCACAGGATCGCAAGGTATTCAGGGAGTAACAGGACCAACTGGATCTACTGGTGCAACAGGTAGTACTGGTTCAACAGGTTCAACTGGTGCAGCATCAAATGTAACTGGACCGACTGGTCCAACTGGACCTACAGGATCTACAGGATCAACTGGTGTGACTGGTGCTAACTCAACCGTAGCGGGTCCTACAGGCCCTACAGGGCCTACAGGAGCCACAGGAAGTAGTATTACAGGTGCTACAGGAGCAACTGGTTCACAAGGCGTTACAGGACCAACAGGACAGACAGGAGCAACAGGTGCCACTGGATCAACAGGCAGTACAGGAAGCCAAGGAGCGACTGGCTCAGTTGGAGCCACAGGCGCTACAGGAAGCACAGGCGCTACAGGTGTCACAGGACCCACAGGTCCTACTGGATCTACAGGTGATACTGGAAGCACAGGGGCTACTGGACCCACTGGGTCAACTGGAGTAACTGGAGCGACTGGTTCGGCAGGCTCAAACGCAGTTTACGATACAGACCAAGCGGTAATCTCAATGCAAGTATTCGGATAGGGGATAACAAATGGCAACATATACCAAAGTATTACTTTCAGGCTCAACACAGGGTCAGCCAATCACAGTAGTTCAGACAGCCTCTACTGGTACAACTATCCACGCAACAGGCACATCATCTTCAATTATTGATGAAGTTTGGCTATACGCAAATAACACATCAACCTCACCAGTATTACTTACAGTTCAGTTTGGCGGAACTGGCTCAGTACAACACGCTAAGCCAATTACACTTGCTCCACAATCAGGAGATGTTCTAATTGTTGCAGGATTACCTTTGACTGGTACAGGTTCGGTAGCCACAACAACTTACGCTTTTGCAGCAACTGCTTCAGTAATTACAATTTCAGGTTACGTAAACAGAATTTCCTAATGGCTAATCCAACTCGCAGAGGCTCATCAGGTGAGCCAGTTAGAAACAGTATGCAAGGTGGAAACTACACACCTTGGACTAATACTCACTTTGTTCTTCCTTACGGATTGCGCTTACAACAAACTAAAAACGCTGGCGATACATCAGTAACAATTCCTGCTGGAGTTACATTTGTTTATGCTATTGCAGTTGGTGCAGGTTCTACTGGAAATTATTCTGCTGGCGGTCAAGGTGGTGGTGGCTCAGGAGCAGTTTCTTGGGGTTGGACTCTTGCAAATTCAACTTGCATAGTTGGTGCTGGAGTTGTTGGCGCTTCTGGTGGATATACTCGTTATGGAAACATAATTGCGACTGGCGGTAGTTCTGGAGGTAGTGCTGGTGGTGCTGGAGGCGGCGCAAATGGTACTGGCTCAACAAATTACTGGGGTATTCCAGGCGGTGCAATAGGAACTACAACGACCAATGGCGGCATTGGTAGTGGCGCTGGTGGCGGTTTCAATCAAACCACAAATGGATTGACTGGCACTAACGGTGGTAATGGTATTTCAGGCGGCGGAGGCGGTGCTTCTACTGGTGCGGGTTCGGGAACAAATACTGGTGGCAACGGCGGTTCAGGTTTAATTGGTGGCGGTGGTGGAGGTGGAGGATTTAGCACTGGCACTCGTGTAGGTGGTTCAGGCGGTAATGGAATAAACATTTTGACTGGCGCAGTTACAACTGGTGGTATAGGAACTACTGGAACAAACTCTAACGGCGCAGGTGGTGGTGGTGCAGGAATAGCAGGTAATGGTTCAAACGCTTCAGGAACCACTGGCGGTAATGGCGGTCTTGGTGGCGGAGGCGGTGGAGGTGGCGTTACAGGTGGTCGTGGCGGAGATGGAATACTTTACCTTTTTTACTAGGAGACAATTATGAGCGCATCAATTTATAGCAATTCACAATTTACCGATTCTCCTTACGGACTCAAACTGCAACGCACAATTACTGCAACAGGAACAACATCAATCACAGATATTCCTGCTGGTATAAATAGAGTTTATGCAATCGTAATTGGTGGCGGTGGTGCTGGAAGCACACAAACCACAGGTGGCGGTGGAGGTGGTGGAGCAGGAGGATATTCTGCTGGTTGGACTTATATTTCAAATTCAGTAACTGTTGGTGCAGGTGGTACAGGAACTTCAACTGCGGCTGCTGGTAACAATGGCAACTCATCAATTTACGGAATGGTATTTGCTGGTGGTGGCTCAGGTGGATTGAACTCAGTTTCTGGCGGCGCTGCTGGTGGTGCTACAACTCCAACTGGTGTTACATCAACTATTTCTTATACAGGCGCTCCTACTGCTGGTAACACAGTAGTTGGTTACGCTGGTGGTGGTGCAGGTTCATCAGTTACTGGTACAGCAGGAGTTTCTGCTGGTGGTGGTGGTGGAACAGCAACAGCAACTGGAACACAAACTGGCGCTGCTGGTGGCCGTGGGTTAATTGCTGGCGGTGGTGGTGCAGCAGGAACAACAGGAACAGGCACAGGCGGTGCTGGTGGTACTGGAGATTTTTACGCAGGCGGAACTGGCTCAACAGGAACAGGACTTCTATTTGGCGGAGGCGGAGGCGGAGCAGGTTACACATCTGTTGGCGCAAATGCTTCTGCAAACAATGGCGGTAATGGTGGCTCAGGCGGTGGTGGTGGAGGCGCAGCCTCAACACTAGGAACTGCTGGCTCAGGCGGTAACGGCGTTGTCTTTCTTTACTTCTAAGGAGTTCTAATGGCTATCAAATACGAATACAATTCAGAGTGTTGCTCTCATTACTATGTTGAAACTCGCAACGCTGAGGACAATCAAGTAATTACTAAATGCAATATCTGTGGTCAGGGTGAGTATGTCTTGACGGCGCAGACAGATTTGGATGAGGCAGTTCCAACTGAAACAACAGTAAGCGAATAGGACATATGGTACAATCTGGACTCTATGAAGATAGCCGTATATTCAATTGCGCTAAACGAAAGTAAACACTGTGAAAGGTATGCTAAGGCTACTGAAGGTGCTGACTATCGGATTGTTGCTGATACTGGTAGTACCGATGGTACTCAAGAAAAACTCAGAGAACTTGGAATAACAGTTCATCAAATTAGTGTAAAGCCTTGGCGCTTTGACACAGCAAGAAACGCAGCACTTGCATTAGTTCCAGAAGATGCAGATGTTTGTGTGATATTAGATTTAGATGAAGTTCCTCAAAAGAACTTCTTTAAAAAGATTCGTGACAAATGGGTACCAGGATCTGACTTTGGTTGGATCACAATTGATACTGGTAGCCAATGGAAAAGAGACAGACTCCATTCAAGACAGGGATGGAACTGGAAGTATCCTTGCCACGAAGTACAGATTTGGTACGGTGAAGGCGAAGCAAAAGCCTGCAACATCTTTGATGCCGTAATCAAACACGAACCAGATAACACAAAGTCTCGTGGGCAATACCTTCCCCTACTTGAGATGTGTGTTAAAGAGTTTCCAGATGATCCACGTATGTGGACATATATGACTCGTGAATATTATTTCCACTCCAAATGGGAAGATGTTATGCGAGCAGGACAGCGCACATTAGAACTTAAAGATAAAGCGTGGGATGTAGAACAAGCAGCCACTTGCCGCTGGCTTGGTGAAGCAGCGTTTTATCTAAAGAAACCAGAAGCAGAAGTAACCACTTGGTACCAAAAGGGAATAGAGATTCTACCTAAAGAAGGTGAATCTTGGTATGGCTTAGCGATAGATGCTTACAGAAGGAAAGATTGGACAGCCTGTTTAGATGCCTCTGTTAACGTTATGGAACTACCTCGCTCAGTCCACTACTGCTACGAATCCGCTGTATGGGATTGGAAAGCCTACGACCTCGCAGCAGTTTCTGCGTTTAATCTCGGATATTACCAAGAAGCATTAACCTTTGCTGAGTCCGCTGCTAAGGCCAATGGCCCTGAGCAACAACGTATCCTACGCAATATAGATTTTATGAAAGAGAAACTTAAAAAATGAGTAACTGCGATCATATCTCAAAAGTTTTAGAATGGGGCTTTGATGAAAAATACAATACCATCCCAACTTTATTCGGTTGTTCAAACTGCGAAGCAACTCAACCAGAACCTTTTATTACCGAAGACGTTTTCTCAGATCACTATAAGCACAGTAGTTATACTGACGGTTGCTTTGCTTGCAAGGTTCGTACACTAGAACTAAATACAGGTGATGCTGGACGGGCAGATTCTATGTCCCAAAGGAAATGGGATGCTGAACTATCAGCATACCGTGATGCTAGATCAGAAGGTATCCAACCAGCAGGAACTTCTATGAAAAAGATTAATGAAGCGAAGGAAGCCAGTGAGAAACTGGGAGTTGCATTTGACGCTGGTGCGATGCCAGCGGCAGAAAAAATCACCAAGCAAAGTGCTAAGGCGATGAAAGAAGCAGGAGCAATCTAATGGCAGCAATGAAAAAGATCACTAAGAAAGCAGCATATGCTGCATTTGAAAAGACAGAAAAGAAATCTGTTAAGAAGGCTGAACTAAAGAAGCCTGAAGGCAAGGCTGAGGTAAAGCGTGAAGTTAAAAAAGGTATGGCAATGCTTAAGAAGAAGGCTAAGTAATTATGGCCACAGCAAAAAAGGGAATGGGCTTCAAGAAAGCCCAAGCGGGAATAGCCAAGAAGCAAGGCATCCCGATGGAACGTGCTGGTGCAATCCTCGCATCTGCTACCCGCAAAGCATCTCCAGCAGCAAAGAAGGCTAACCCAAACCTTAAGAAGGTTTTGCCAGCAAAGAAAAGTAAGTAATGGCTAAGTCACCTGCGTGGCAACGCAAAGAAGGTAAAAATCCTAAAGGTGGCTTAAATGAAAAAGGTCGTGCTAGTGCTAAGGCACAAGGCAGCAATCTAAAACCACCAGTTAAATCTGGTGATAACCCACGTAGAGCATCTTTCTTGGCTCGTATGGGTAATATGCCAGGACCTGAACGCAAGCCAAATGGCGAGCCAACTCGTTTACTACTTTCCCTGCAGGCTTGGGGAGCATCTAGTAAAGCAGATGCTAAGTCTAAAGCCTCCGCAATTTCTAAAAGAAACAAAGGCAAGAAATGAAAAAAGAGTTTTGGGATAAAAAGAGTCCTAATAAAAAATCTACTCCTTTAACTCCAGCGCAAAAGTCTGAGGCAAAAGCCAGGGCTAAAGCAGCAGGCAGACCATATCCAAATTTGGTTGATAACGCTGCAGTTAAAAGAACTAAAAAGAAAGGCAAGTAATATGTGTAAAGAGTGTGGATGCAATAGCACTGCTATTGGCAAGTTAGACGACAAGTTAACTGGTAAGCCAACAGCAACTCCAACTGGCCTATACAACGGCATAGGCGGAACAAAGAAATAATGTCATCTGGCCAACATAAGCGCCACGATGGATTCAATAAGTCTCTTATCAAGGATGGCGCAATCGTCATCCTTCGTAAGAATGGCACAATAAAACTTCGCAAGGATATTAAGACTGGCGAGATAATTAAGGAAGGTAAGTAATGGCTCTCCGTGATGGCTTAACCTACACATATCATTTAAATCGTTTGGCAGGAACTTTAGTTAATAATGTCCCATCTTTAGACGCACAAGGTGCGGCTAACCGTTGGGCAGGAACTACTGGCTACGCCATTGCGGGTGCTTTAAATAATTTATATGCCAGCCGCAATAGCGGAAACAATTTGAACTTAGACCTACAAGGAGTGCTTAACGCACTTGCTGGTACTAAAGGTTTAGGTATCAACGAAGCAGCAGCGGAGATCGCATCGTGAGTTCATTTTCAGATTTAATTGACGAAACAACGTTAGCCCTGACTGGTTATACCAACCGACAAGATCAGGCTACATATTTGACAGCAGCCTTAAGTTCATCTGCCCTTACCTTTACGGTAGCAGATGGCACAGTACTTACTAGAGGTATTGTTGAAATTGATGATGAGTTAATTTGGGTTGACTCATTTGACCGCACTACCAACATTGCAACAATCCCTGCCTACGGCAGAGGATTTCGTAACACAGACCCAGCAGCGCATACAATTGGTACTCGTGTAACTATTGCCCCATCTTTTCCTCGCTCAGTAGTTCGTAAGAATATTAACCTTGCAATTGATGGTGTGTACCCAGATCTATTTGGTACTTACTACACTTCATTTCCTTTCCAATCAACTGTTACTACCTATGCCCTACCTCAAGAAGCAATTGATATCTTAGGTGCGTCGTGGCAAACAATTGGACCATCTAAAGAATGGTTACCAATCAGACACTATCGTGTAGATCGTATGGCTAACCCAGTAGTTTGGAATAGTGGTAAGACTGTTTCTATCCGTGAAGGAATTGTGCCAGGCAGAACAGTTATGGTTACCTACACAAAGAAGCCTACAAATCTACAATATGACACTGATGAATTTTCAACAGTTACAGGATTGCCTGAATCATCACGAGAAGTAATTGTTCTTGGTGCTGCATATAGAACAGCAGCCTATCTAGATCTAGGTCGTGTACCTGCAGCAACTGCTGAAGCAGATGCTCAACAAGGAAATGATCCAATTGGATCAGCAGCAAACATATCTCGTTATATGTACCAGTTATACCAGCAACGCTTGCAGGTGGAAGTACGTCGCCTACAAGAGCAATTTCCTCCCCGCACCCACTACAGTTCATAAGGATAATCTATGGCCGTCAATCGTTATTACTCATCCGTTGCTCAAGATACAACCCTTACGGGCAACATAAATTCTGGTTCAGGATCTATGACAGTTGCTGCAACAACTGGTTTTCCAACTAGTTATCCTTTTACTTTAGCGGTTGATTACGATACCGCTACTGAAGAATTAATAAGCGTTACTAACGTTGCTGGACTTACTTTAACCATTACTCGTGGTATTGATGGTACCTCAGCGCAATCTCATAACGTAGGCGCAGTAGTTCGCCACGTTATTTCAGCACAAGATATTCGTGAAGTACAGCAACACATTTCATACTCAACTGGAGTACACGGTGTAACTGGTGCAGTTGTAGGAACAACTGACACTCAAACCCTTTCAGGTAAAACTTTAACCAGTCCTGCAATTAACACTCCAACAATTGCTAATGGAACAATTACTTCTCCAGTAGTAATATCTCCAGAAGAACGTACAACTGTATCTGCTACCGCAGCAACAGGAACCGTTAACTTTGATACCTTAACCCAAGGCGTTCTTTACTACACAACTAATGCTTCAGCCAACTGGACATTAAATGTAAGAGGCGATTCAGGTACAACCCTTAACTCAAGCCTTGTAACAGGTGATGCAATTACTATTGCTTTCCTAGTTACTCAAGGATCAACTGCTTACTACGCATCAGCCTTTACTATTGATGGCACATCCGTTACTCCAAAGTGGCAGGGTGGAACAGCACCTACTGCTGGCAACGCATCAAGTGTTGACTCTTATGTGTACACAATAGTTAAGACAGGCTCAGCAGCCTTTACAGTATTTGCAAGCCAAACTAAATTCGCCTAAGGGGTAGATGTGTCTCCAATAATTTCCGCCAAAGGTGGATTAAGTTCGGCAGGGTATGGGCAGTTTTCTCTTATTGGTGGTGCTACATCATTTGATTCTATCGCTACATATACAGTAGGTTCAGGCGGGCAAGCATCTATTACTTTTGGTTCTATTCCTAGCACATATAAACATTTACAATTACGTTACTTTTGCCAAGCATCATCAGCAGCATCATTTGTAATGTTACTAAATGGGGATACTGCAAATTCATCTGATTATCGCAGTCACAATTTAGTAGGAAATGGGTCAGCCGCTTCTGCTGCTTCATACGCCTTTAGTGATTTATATTCAGTGTTTAACAATACCTCAATTTTTACTGCTGGAGTCATTGATTTACTTGATTATGCTTCAACTTCAAAATTAAAAACCATCAGAGCATTGAGAGGCGTGGATGCAAATGGCTCAGGCAACGTGTCATTACATTCAATAGGTTGGAATGGTACAAATGGATTAAATGCAATCAATCAAATTTACATTAAACCTGATACTGGAAATTTCACTCAATACTCATCCTTCGCCCTATATGGAATAAAGGGGTAATCAAATGGCATCAACTTATGAACCGATAGCGACAACAACATTAGGCTCATCTCAATCATCTGTTACATTTAATTCATTTGCTGGCTATACAGATTTATTTTTAGTAGCAAATGTGTTGGCCAATAGTTCATCTACAGATTACACAATGAAAATTAACTATAATGGTGATACAACTTCAGGACTATATTCTGATACATACCTTTACGGAACGGGTTCAAGTGCTGCAAGCAATATGCACTCAAATCAAAATACTATTTATTTGCAAACTGGTGGTTATTTATCAACCTCAGTTCCTAGAACTTGGTTAATTAACATACAAAATTATTCTAATACAACCACCTACAAAACTTTGTTATCTCGTTCAAGTCAAGCAAATGATACGGTAGACGCATTTGTTGGTTTATGGCGTAACACCAATGCCATTACTTCATTTGTATTAACTCTTACTGGTGGAGTTTTTGGTGCTAATTCAACCTTTACCCTTTATGGAATTAAGGCGGCATAATGGCTACTACATATACATTAATTGAGGCTAAAACTTTAAGCACAACGCCATCTAGTATTACTTTTAATTCTATACCATCTACTTATACTGATTTAAAAGTTGTTGTATCGGCTAGGACTCAAAGCCCATACGAAAGCGATAACACATTTGTTACTTTTAATGGATCATCAAGTGGTTATAGTGAAAAAACACTACAAGATATAAATGGCACAGTTTATTCATTTAGTGCTTCAAGTGCTTATATTAACTGGGCGTGCGTTTGTACTGCCAATGCGGCCACCGCTAACACATTTGGCAATTCTGAATTTTACATACCAAATTATTTAAGCAGTAATTACAAATCATTATCAGCAGATGGTGTTCAAGAAAACAATGGGACTCCAACTGTATTGGCTATGACTGCTGGGTTATGGTCTAACACCGCTGCAATTACATCTATAACATTAACCCCACAAAATCCTAATTTTGTTTCGGGATCATCATTTTACCTATACGGCATTAAGAAAAACTAAGGAGAAAACACAATGGCAAATCCAACTAAACTAATCATCAACTGCGAAACAGGAGTTCAAGAAGAAATTGAACTTACTGATGAAGAGGTTGCACAACTAGAGGCAGACCGTCAGGCAGCACAGGTTGCACAGGCAGAGCGTGATGCAGAAGCAATAGCAAAAGGTGCAGCAAAGGCAAGTGCTGAAGCAAAACTTACTGCGCTAGGACTTACCGCTGAAGAAGTAGCAGCCTTAATAAAGTAATGCTACGGGATGGTGATTGCACCTCCGAGCCTTCGTCAACTATTGACGATCAGATAGACAAGTTTGATTCACTTAATTTAATCTAAGGAGCATAAATGGTTGACGGCTACAAACATATTGCAGAGCGTCCAGTTGATCCAATTGGTCAACCAGCATCTTCTGCTGGTACAACTTATATCAACACCTCTAACTCATATGATGTTGCTATTGGTGGTCTGCCATTTTTCTTAGGTATTACTGATAAGTATCCATACAAGCGTGAGACTGCACCTTATCGTAAGCAACAGATTGACCAACAAAGAGAACCAGGTGAGCAAACACTTACTGGTTGGTGGCTACGTTCTCAATCATCATTTCATTATGGATCTGGTATTAAATTCCAAGAGCCTATTCAAGGTGAGACAGTTCCTTACCGTTTTCATAAATCAGCAGGTGTTGATGTATTTAACGTAGGTAAAATGACACTACTGCCAACTGTAGAACTTGGTGTGGCAGCAACTAATACGCCTATTATTGAAGGCGCTACAGATGTTAATGGTCAAGATGTAATCCTTCAAGCAGATGGCTCAACCCTTAAAAGGATGACTGCCATTGGCGTATCTACCACATTAACTTGGGGTGGATCTGGAACAATTCTTGCTTTAGCAAATGATGGTGTTAACTATTATGTTGCTAACGCAACTGGTATTTACAAGGGTCCTTTGACTGGTACAACAAATGGTACAAGTATCTTTACTCACCCAGCCAGCGTAGGCACAGTAACTGCGGTCAAGATGTCTTGGGCTAAGCAACGTCTTATTGCTGGTATTAATAATTATTTATTTGAAATTGTACCAATCACCTCTTACACAGTAACTGCGGCAAGGTTATCTACAAACGTAGTTACTTTAAAAACATCTGTTGCACATAATTTTCAAATTGGATCTCAAATAACTGTTGCGTCAATTAATGTAAATTACAATGGCACTTGGACAGTAACTGCGGTGCCATCTGCCACAGAGTTTTCTTATTATCATAACCACGCAGATGAAGATCAAACAACTGGTCTAACTGGTACTGCAGTATTAGCAACTAATAATAATCTACCTATTTACGCTCACCCAAATGCTACTTGGATTTGGAGTGGTATTTGTGAAGGACCTAACGCTATCTATGCTGCTGGTTATGGTGGCGATAGTAGTTCTGTTTACCGTTTATATCTAGATACAACAGGTGCTGTACCACTTCTTAACAAAGCAGTAACTGCTGCTGATATGCCAAGAGGTGAATATGTAACAGCAATTGGTGCCTACATTGGTAAGTATATAATCCTTGGAACTAACAAGGGTATCCGTATGGGACAAATTGATACCGCTGGTTACTATACATCTGGCTACATTACATACGGCCCACTGACTGTAGTAACGAATGGATACAACCCAGTACTAGGTGCTAACGTAAATGGTAGCCCAGTCAAGTCTGTTACCTTTAATGATCGCTATGCTTACTGCGCTATAACTAATTATATTGATAATGGTGACGGGACCTACTCGTCTGGCTTAATTAAAATTGATTTAAGCCGAGAGTTAGCACCTAACCAAATGGCTTACGCTACCCACTTACGTGTACCAAGCACTGCTGAAGCATCAGCAGTTGCTATCTGGGGTCGTAGCAACAAACTTGCTATTGGTGTGGCGGGTGCTGGTACTTACATTCAATCAAATAACTTATGCGCTAATGGCTATATGCAAACAGGTTTAATTCGTTACTTAACCCTTGAAGATAA